TGTTGGCGGCGTCGGTTTCCTCGCGGATCACGCCGGCGAGCTCGGACGTGCCGAGGGTGACGGGTTTGATCGCGGTGGCCGTGGTATCGAACGCCTTTTTCACGCCGGCCGCCGCATCGCCAGTGACTGTGGGCAAGTCTTGGAAGAGGCCGTGAAGTTGATCGTGGATCGCGGGGAGCCAGTTATTCCACGTCTGGATCGAGTTCGCCAGGTCGAGCAGCGACTTCGCGAAATCCGATGCGCCGAGTTTGAGGACGCCCCACACCGTCGACAGATCCCGCCCGATCGTGAGCTGTCGCCCGATCGCCTCCCAATTGGCAGTGGTCTGCGTCGTCAGATCGCGGAGCGTCGCCTCGTAGTCCTCGGCCGATTTCGCGTCCTCGTCGGACATCACGGCGCCGACCTTGTGCGCTTCATCGGCGAGATCGGACAGCGGCTTGAGCAGCAGCGGCAAATTCTCGCGGCCTTGTTTGCCGAAGATTTCCATCGCCACGGCGGCCTTATTGGTATCGTCGCCGGCGCTGCGCAGCGCATCGGAGATCGCCGTGATCCGTTCATCGGCTGGCATCGCCTGGATTTGCGCCAGCGAGAGCCCGATCTGCGCGAGGCCGGATTCGACTTTCGGCCCGGCGGTGTCCATGCGCTGCTCGAACGTGTAGAGCAGCGTGGTGAGGCCTTCGACGCTGCCGCCGGCCGCTTCAAAGGCATAGCCGAGCGCGGACACGGCCGGGACCGTCATCCCCGTCATTTCGTGGATTTCGTACAGCTTGGCGGCGGCCTCGGCGGCCTGGTTCGCGAGCTCGATCATGGCGGCGCCGGCGGCCGCGGCGACGGTCGCAATCACGCCGGCGGCCTGGCCGAGCGGCCCCATTTCGGCCACCGTATCCACAGCCGACTTCCCGAAATCCTTGAGGGCTTGTGTCGGATTCTCGATCGCGCCTTTCAGCGTGTCCGTCCACTGCTGCGTCTGCGTAGCGGCCTGCTCCTCGGCCGCGCGCGCATCCTGCGTCGCGGTAATCTGATCGTGCAGCGCTTTGACGTTGTCGGGGATGGCCTGGCCGAGCGCGGTTTGTTTGTCGATATAGGTTTGGAGCGTGACGGCGGCTTTGTCCTGTTCGTCAGCCGTGAGCTTGGTGACGCCGCCGAGATCCTCGATCGCCTTGGTCATCAGCGTCGCTTGTTCGACCACGGCCCGGCCGGAAAACTGATCGAACGAGCGTTGCAGCCGATCGCCGACGCCTTTGACGCTGGAATCAAAGGTGTCGAGGTTCACCGAGGCCTTTTGGACGGCATCGTTGAACGTCGCAAAATCCGCCGTAAACCGTGCGGTAACCGTACCCATGGCGACTTAGCGCTGCTGCTCCTCGGCCTCTTGGTTGAGTTGCTCGATCAGGACGGCGTACACGTGCGCCGGCAGCTCGAGCACGTCGGCATAGGTCCAGTGCATCGCGCGCGCGACGGCGAGATCGCTTACGATGCGCTCGCGGCCGTGGGCGTTTTTTTTTCGGCCTCGCGCTCGGCGTCCATGCGCGCATCATGCTCGCTGATCGCCGTGAGCAGCTCGCCGAGCGCCGGCCCGTCGAGTTCATTCAGCGCATCGATCACGTACTCGATCGGCTGATCGCGAATGACGATCGGCTGGCCGTCGGCGTCCTGAAAACTCCACTCGAGCAGATAGGCGGCCGCTTGCGTGATGCCGAGCATCCGCGGCTCGAGCTCGGCGCGCTCGCCGGCGCGCAGCGTTTTGACGGAGCGCGCAAACACGTCGCGGGCTTCGCCGGCCGTCAACCACTTTTTGACGACGAGCCAATCGCCGGCAGTGAGCTCGAGCCGGCAGGTCTCCGGCCGGCGCATCCGAATACTCATGGCGTTGTCCTTGTCTGCACGATCCGCGCGGTCAGCGCATCGCCGGCGATCGTCACGTCGGCGATCGGCCGGGTGCTCGAGCGGCCATGCGCGCGCGGCATCGCGAACACGAGGCCCGGCCGCGTCAGGTAAAACCGATTCACGATCGCCGTGATGCGCGCGATCAACACGCCGCCTTCGCCGATGTCCCAGGGGCCGAGCTCCGCGGCGAGCCGGTACCCGTGCCGGAGCTCGCCGCGCTCGCCACTCAGCGTGAAGGCCATGCGTTACGCGGCCTTCGGGAGATCCCCGGCGCGCCGGTACGGCGTCGCGGTGCCTGGCGTTGGCGGCGTCCCACGGCGCACGCCGGCCGCGTCCACGCGCGTCCACGCGCCATTGGCCACGAAGGTGCCCGACAGCACCACGGCCGCCGACACGCCCGACTTGATCGAGCCGCTCAGCCAGGCCGGCCCGCTGAAGGCGGCGAGCGTCGCGTTGACGGTATCGGGATACAGCTCGAGCGTCACGCCCGTCGGCGAATCGATCCCATCGAAGAAACTGGTATCCGCATCGTCCCAGAAGGCCGTCACCGTGCCCTTGATATCCTTGAGGCCGACGACGTACGTCTTGTTCACATCGCCCATGGCCGTCGTTTCCACGGTGGCCATACTCATATCCAAACTCCAATCGGAGATGGTGGCGATCGTCACTGGCGTACTGGCCGGTGGAACGGTGATCTTGACCGATCCGTTTTTACCGTGGTGAACCATGAGCGTTACTCCTCGAGTTAGAGAGCCCGTGTGCGTTCGCGGCCGGATCCGTCGCGGCCCAGACCTGATAACTGCCGCCGCGGTGCTGCCAGCGCGCCGCGGTCAGACTGTCGATTTCCGTGTACCGAATCCGCTCCGTCCGACGGCAGATCATGCAGAGGTAGCCGGCGATCGTCAGCGGCGCACCTTGGAGGAGTTCGTGAATCCGTGCGGCCGCGGCTTTGACGGTGCTGCCGGATTCGTTTTCGTCCACGGCCTTGACGGTGTAGATCGGCCGTTCCCAGAGCGGCGCCGGATCGCGATCGCCCGTTTGCGCATCCACATCCTCATGGGACGCCTGAGACACGATCACGAAGTGCGTCTTGTCCTCGGCGGCAATGTCCCAATACACGCCATCCGGCATCAGCGCGTGCAGGTCCGCATCGTTCGACAGCAGCGCGATGACGGCCGCATCGATCGCCGAGGTATCCGGGACGGTGATCACGCCCACTCCCCTGGCGTGGTTTGGAGATCGTAGCGATCGAGCAGCGCGGCGAGCTCGGCGTACATCTGCGCGCGCTGCGCGACGCGTGCGTGCTCCACGGTGTGCGAGGCCGGCATCTGGCCGCGGCTCGCGCCGGCTTTCGTATAGCGGATCGTTTTCGATCCGTATTCCACCAGGCCGGCATGGGGCGCCGTACTCAGCACGGCCGCGCGCGCGGTCAGCGGCTCGGAGTCGTCCTCGAGCTGTAATCCGGCGCGTAAGTTGCCGGTGTGATCCGGGGGATAGTGCTGATCGATCTCGGCGTACGCGGCTTGGGCGCGCGCGTGGACAATCGCGTGCGCCTCCGCGGTGAGCTCAGACGGCATCGATTGGAGCCGCGTTTTGAGCTCGTGCAACCCGGCCCACGTCACTCCCATGCAACACCTCGGTGCAGACAAGGATCTGTTGGACGTTCTGTTCATTGCTGTTGGCGATCGCCCGGATTTGAAATTCTCGCGCGTTGTACCAGAGCCGACTTTCCACGGTCAGTTGCGGGTGATAGTCGAGGGTGATCACGTGCGTCGCCACGGCCTGGATCGCCGCGCTGCCCGTGACCGCTTCGACGTCGCGCCGTTTGCCCGGTTCGATCATGGCCCAGGCGGTGGGCGGCGTGAGCGGCACCCACGTCTCGGTCGTCCCGCCGTCGCCGTCCGGCACGTGCTGCACGCCCTCGAGCGTCACGAGGTGCCGCTGATCGCCGATCGCGCGGCGGATCTGCGGCATCAGGCGAGCACCTCGAGCCGATAGGGCGCGACGGCCGTCGCGTACCCGTAGGGCATGTCCGCGACAGGCGCGCCAATGACGGTGAGATCGCGCCCGGTCGTGAGCCAGTGCGCCGCCAGCAGCCCGATCGCCTGGCGCAGCAGCGGCGGCAGGAGCGCCGACGTCCACCCGACGCGCTGCTGCACGTGCCAGCCCTGAAAGGTCTGCACGGTCCGCGGCACGGTCGTCGAATCGACCCAGGCGAGCCGCGCCGGCGCGCTGGCGGCGTCGACGATATACGTGCTCGGATCGACCGTGGTCGTGGTCCCGTCGACGTCCGTCCACTCGACGAGCTGCACGCTTTGCAGCGGCGGCCACGGCAAGAGTACCGGCTGATCCGCCGGGAGCGCGTCGGCGTAGAGGTCGAGGACGGCCTCAATCAGCGCACGCCCGGTGTCCTGCTCGACGTACTGCCGCGCCGCGCTGATGTAGCCGGGCAGCAACGTCGTTTCCTCGTCACCGGAGACGATGCGGGCGAGCGCGATCAGGTCGGCCGGTTGGAGCGGTTCGACGGGCGCCGGCGAGCTCGGCGCCGTCGTGACGGCCCATCGCACCGCGACGCCGCGGCGGCGAAAGGCCGGCGTGAAGGCATACCGATGCCAGTCATACCCGTACCCATACCCGCCGGAGCTGCCGCCGTATCCAGAGCCGTTCATGGCGTGCGAGGCCCGTGCGTCTTGCGGCGATAGTCCGCGGCGGAAAACGGATCCGACATGCTCGCGGGCACGGCCGCCGTCGGCGGCACGTCCGGCAGCGTGTAGGGCCGCCGCACGGACACGACCAGCGTGCCGCGGTGCGTCGGCGCCGTCGTGGGCGCGCAGCAGGTCGTATACGGCGCATCGTCGACGGGACACGGCGGCGGTGTCCCGAGGCCGATCGTGCGGAACGTCCAGAACATGCGCGCCCCCGGTCCTCTAGGTCAGCCCGGTGACCGTGCCGAAGGCGCCTGGCCGATAGACGCAGAGCGCGAGGCGTTCCTCGGCGCGAATCGCGACCAGGTTCTTGATGAAAAAGTCCTGATGGCTGTTCGAGGCTTCGACGCGGATCCCGCCGTGCCGGAAAATCTGCGCCGCCATCTTGAACGAGCCGACCAGGCCGGTGCCGACCGCCATCGCCGGCGAGACGGCCACGGGCAATCCCCACAGCGTCGGCCGCTGAATGGGCGAAAACGGTCCGGCCACGAGGTATTGCCCTTGCGTCGTTTTCAACAGGATCGTGCTCGTCCAATTGGCCGGATTCAGCACATAGCCGTCCGGCATCAGATACGAGGACGCGAAGATCGCCATCGTCTGTTTCAGCAGCGCGTCGGCGTTGTTCTCCGGCGCCGTCAGGGCGTGCGCCGGCGCGAGGCCCGCCCGGTTCAGGATGCCGACCAGGTCGGGCGCAGTGCCATCGCCGTTGAGTAACTGGTTGTCTTCCTCGAGCTGCACGCCGAGCGCGAGCCGCGCGTTGATGTAGCTCGTGATTTGCGCGACGTCCTCGAGCATTTCTTCCGACACCGGCAGGAAATGCGCGATCTTCCGCACCGGATCGGTGACGGACGTGAACACGAGCGCGGATTCCGGTTTGGCGGTGCCCTCGGCCACGGGCGCCGCCGCGTTCGTGAAGGTCGTTTCCTTCATGTAGATGATCGCGTTGCTCGTCGTCGTGCCCTGCGAAAAGAGATCGGCCACGACGATCGGCGGCGTCGGCATCGGCACGATCCCCGGCAAGTACTGCGGGACGACCAGGTTGCCGCCGGAGGCCGGATCTTCGGTCAAGGTCGTTGCCCACCGCGGATCGAACACTTCGACCGTCGGCGAGCGCCACGCCGACGAGGTCCGGTGCTGCTGCGTCGCGAAATACTGGTACTGCTCGGAGCGCGCGAATTGCGCGCCGAGCGACAGCGTCCGGCGCGGACTGGCCGCCGGCGTGAGCAGCGACGATCCCGCCGCGGCCGACGGCGCGATCCCCTGGCTGAGCGCGTCGAGCTCGCGCGCGAGCGCCTCATCGCCGCGCAGGCGTTCGATCCGCGCTTGCAGCGCCTTGCACTCGGCCGAAATCGTGTCGATCGCGGCGCGTTCCTCCGACGTCATTTCGCGATTGGCCGCCTCGCACGTCTCCATCGTCGCGTGGAGCAGCGATAACCCCTCTTTGCCCTTCGCGGTCAAGGCGCGCTCGAGCGTGGCCGTTTTCGACATAGCGATCTCCTCTTAATGCGGCGCGGTGAAGTACGCGAGCGTGCGAAAGTCGCGTTCGGCGGCGTGCCGCCAGGCCCGATCGGCGGCGCGGGTCGGCGTGGGCGTCGGGACCGGCGCCGGCGCGGCCTCGACCCGCCCGCCGCCGAGGCGCGCGATCGTCTCGCGCAAGGTGCCGATCCGGTTGATCATGCCGCGCGCGAGCGCGTCCTCGGCCGTCACGATCGCGCCCTGGCCGAACGCCTCGAGGACGGTTGCCAGCGGCACGCCGCGCCCGAGCGCGACATCGCGCGTGAACTGCGCGTACGACTGATCGACGAGGTGCTGGAGGCGCGCCTTCGCGTCGGCCGACAGCGGCGTCGCCTCGTTCGGATCGGTTTTGTGCGCGCCGGCGGAAATGTACGTGCGGCGGATCCCGAGCTGCTCGAGCGCTTGCGAGAGATCGTCATGAATGAGATACGTGCCGATCGATCCGACGATCGAGCCAGGCGCCGCGACGAGTTCGGTCGCGTTCGCGGCGATCCAGTACGCCAGCGACGCGCCCGTGTACTGCACTTGCGCGACGACGGGCACCCGCACGCGGGCCTCGCGCAACGCCTGCGCCAGGACGGCGCCGCCGGCCACGTTGCCGCCGGGCGAGTCGATATCGAGCACAATCGCCCGCACCGCCGGCGCGCTCAGCGCCTCGTCGAGCGCGCCGAGGATCGCCTCGGCACTCGTCATGCCCGACGCGCGCGTCATCGCAGTCGTGCGCGGCGCGATGATGCCCTTGATCGGAATGAGCGCCAGGGACGGCGGCAGGCTGTCTTGTGCGGCCGCGGTGTCGCGCTGGCGCGCCTCTTTGATGGTCGCCGCCTCCTCGAGTGCCGCCGGATCGGGATCGACGCCGGCCACGTGCCGCGCCAGGACGTTCGCGACCGTGCGCAGCGTGTCGGGATCGAGCGCCCACGGCTGCATCGTCACAAAGGACGACAAGAGGTGCAGATCCCGCATTCAGCCCTCCCGTCGCCGCGACGGTTCGCCGAGCGCGGCGAGCGCCTCGAGATACGCGAGTTCGTCATCGCCGGCCGTCGGCGGCGGGTCGTCGCCCGCATCGGCGGCGTCCTCGCGATCCGCCGGCGCCGCCGTGTCGCTCCCGCCGCTCGCCATGTTCAACGGCCGTTGCAGTTCGTCGGCCGACGGATCGTCGGTCATCGCCGGCAGGTTCAGCCGCGCGCGCGCTTCGTTGGCCGTCATGATCGGCCGCCCCGTCAGCAGGAAAATCGACTGCGCCTGTTCCTCGAAACTGCCTTTGAGTTTTTCCGCGATGTTCGCTTCGACGTAGACATTCGCCGTGTCGTAGCCGAGCGCCTCGACGTCGGGCAAGAGTTGCAACATGAATTCTTCCGCGAAGAACTTGCACCACGGGCCGAGCGTGTCCTGATAGAGCTGCTTATGCTGCTCTTTGATGTTGGAAAAAGTTGCGTGGTCGAGAATGCCGACACTCGGTTGCGGCACGTTGTAGATCGCGGCGCATTCCTCGCGCGTGAGCTTCCGCGCGGCCACATACTCCGAGTCCCGCGCCGAAAACGCGATCGCCTTGTAACTCATGCCGTCCTCGAGCACGGGCACCTTGCCGGCATTGCGGACGCTGGCAAAGCGCGTGTCCCACTGCTCGCGGAACGCCTGTTTTTTCTCGGTCGTCCACGTCGGCGCATTCGCCGGCCGCTCGATCACGGCCTCAATGCGCGCGGAGTTCTGCCAGTAGTGCTCGCGGTACTCGCGGGCGGCGGCCTCTTCGGCCAGCGTGGCGCGCAAGGTCTCGAGCGGGGAGATCCCACAGAGCGGGTTCAGCGGATCGTACCCGGAGAAATACACGATATCGGCCGGCGCGTACGCCAGGCGCCGCCCATCCGGCCAGAGTAGCCAGAACACGGACGGCGACAAAAACCCTTCGGTTTCGACACAGTCCGGCGGCAGCCGCATCAGCGCGGCGAGGTTCCCGGTGCGCGGATCGCGCACTTTCAGCCAATAGGCGCACCAGTAGATACAAAAATCCTTCATGGTGGCGTCCATCAGCCGGTAGCGCGTCATCTGCCGGTTGGGTTTCGTCAGCCACGTGTTGAGCGGGTAGTCACTGAGGCGTCGCCGGTCGGTATCCGACACGCGTTCGTAGGTGTGGAATCCGAGTTGCGCCAGGCAACTCGAGAGAAAGTCGATCACGGTGCGCACGTTCGGCTGCCGCCGGTAGATCGCCGCGTAGTGCGCGTAGGCGTAGTACGACGAGCGGTAGGCGTACGGCGCGAGCGGCGGCGCAGCCGGGAGTTGCGCCGGATTGAACGGCATCGTGCTCTGAAAGGTGCCGTCGGCGGCTTGAATCAGCGCCATCGCGTCACGCCGGCGAGAGCACTTGGAGGTACGCGACGTTGGAGCGATGGATCACCACTTCGCCGGGAATGGGGATCGCGGCTTTCTCGTCGGGCGCGCGCACGTCGACGGCTTTACAGAGCTCGGCGTTGCGCAGCACCAGCCAGGCGCCGCGCGTCGCCCAGAGCACGCCGCGGATCCCGGCGCGATCCGCTTCGCTGATCAGGCTAATGAGCACGGTGCGGCGCATACACGGCGGTTCCGGCCACATGCACAGGTGAGCGGCCACGCTGCCACACCGGCAGCCCCCGAGGCGAGTTTGCGGCGCGCTTAATCGTCCTCGCCGTCGTCGCGCGCGGTGAGCTGGCGGCGGATCGCTTCGCTCATCGAACAGCGGTCCCGGCTCGAACGGCGGTAAATCGCGTCATAGGTCGGCGCCGGCACACGCAGCGTCACTTGCACGGTTGGGTTGGCGGGATCGAGCGGCGGCCGGCCGAGCTTGCGCGGCGGCTCAGCCATGCGCGGCCGCCGTGGCGGCGTCTAGCAGGCCGCTGGCGCGTCGATCGGATCGGGCCGGTAGGATACCCGCCGGGACGTGGCGATCGTCGCCTGGCGGCCGCCCTGGCACGTCTGGCATGCCGTAGTGTGGCATGGCCGAGACTGTCCGGATGGGAAAAAACGGCTATTCGTTATGGCTCAGGTCTGTCCATACCTGCTCGAATCACGCCCCAGACGAGCATGATTCCGCCGCCGAACGAGATCGAACGGTTGAAGGCCCTCCCGAAGTTCGCGGGTCTCGACCGCTCAGAACCGATCAAACCCGCTCAAAAGCGATCGAAACGCCTCGAAAGTTGAGGCGCCGGTCTGCCATGTCGAAACTCGTGTCCAACGAGGTCGCCCAAACATGGCAAAGCACCGCAAGACTCAGACGCCTGACACCTTCGCCGACGATCGCATCCTCGACCCGAAGGAGCTCCTCGAGAGGCTTCCGCTCGACCGCTCGACGGTGTACCGGATGGTGCAGGAAGGACGCTTCCCGGCGCCGATCCAGCTCACGAGCTCCCGCATCGGCTGGCGCTGGAGCGCCGTCCTGCGCTGGCTCGCCGACCGCGAAGCCGGCGCGGTGAAGTCCCGCAGTTACTTCGGCCGGGACAAGGCCACCGAGACCCCCGACAAAACCCTCTAACGAACGACGAGCCCGACGCGCCTTCCCGCGCGATCGGGCTCCTGGGCCTGCTGACGGCGATTCGTGGCCCCCCGTCAGCGGATGGCCGTGACAGTTACTTCACGGCGCCACCGTCACAGGTCAGGCGTTCGGCGTCGGTCAGCGGCATCGCCCATTCGTACACCGTCGGCCGGTAGCGGTTCGCCTCCCGCTCGATCGTCTGCGCCGCGGCCTGGCTGTAGCGCCCGGCCTCCGCGAGCGCCAGGACATACCCGCACCGCCCCGGCGCCCACCACGCGCGGTGTTCGAAACTCCAGACCACCCACGGCACATCGGCCATCATCGCCTCACAGCATCAGCGCGATATTGAGCGTATCCCCGGTGGCCGCCCAGATGTACACGGCCGACAGATCCCAGAAGCACGCATCCAGACCGTTGCCCACCGTCACCGTCGGCAAGATCACGCTGTCCTGGGCATTCAGCGTCAACCCGCGCGCGGCGCTGACATTCGCATCGCCAATGCGCGATCCGGTGGTGCCGCCGCTCAATTCGCGCACGACGAGCATCCGCGCATTCGCCGGCGTCGGCACGGCGACGCCGGCGGCCGTCATCAGGTCCGTAATCCGCTGTCGGGTATTGTTGCCCACCACATCCGGCAAAGTGACCAATTGCATCGTCGCGTCCTCCCGTTCGTCTTCGTCGCACGTGTGCATGCGCGCGGGACCCGCGCGGGCGCACCTCGCGCTCGTCCTGGAAGCCGATGTACAGCCGTCATAGGTCCTCCTCGTTGCGCAAGGCGCAACAGGGGTAGGGGGATCGCAATCGCTGGCGGAAATCGTCGCGGCAAACCCGTTGTCAGCCTCCCACGCACGGTCGCGAATTAGAAAATCCGGTTTTTGCTATTGTGTTTTGTGCGTGGCACCCCGAGGCCGCCGTCCCACGCCGACGAAACTGCGCGTCTTGCGGGGCAATCCCGCCCGTCGGCCGTTGAATGCGGCCGAACCGGCACCCGATCCGGCCCCGGTGACCGCGCCGACGTGGCTCGCGGGCGCCGCGCTCGCGGAGTGGACCCGGCTTGCGCCGATCCTGCATCGGCTCGGCCTGCTCACCGAGATCGACGGCGCCGCGCTCGCGACGTACTGCCAGGCGTGGGCGCGCTGGCGCGAGGCCGAGGACCAGATCACGAAATTCGGCATGGTCATCAAGGGGAAAGGCGGATTCCCCGTCCTCTCGCCGTACGTGGCCGTCGCCAATCGCGCGATGGCGCAGATGAAAGGGTTCCTCGTCGAATTCGGCATGACGCCGAGCGCCCGCAGTCGCGTGCACGCCAGCGCCGACCGCGACACGCCGGCCGATCCGTTCGCCGAATTCGACGGCCGCCTCGAGCCCTGGGAGCCCCCGTCTGGCCAGTCCGCATCCGATTGACGAGTACCCGCGCGACGTGATCGCCGGCCGGATCCCGGCGGGCAAATACCACCGGCTGGCCTGCGAGCGCCATCGGCGCGATCGCGCCCGCGAGCACACCGACGCCTTCCCGTACGTGCTGCACCTGCCTGAGGTCGACCGCTTCGTGCGCTTCGCCAGTCGCTTGCGCCACTACAAAGGCGAATGGGCGGGGCGGTTCATCAGTCTCGAACCCTTCCAAGTGTTCCAGCTGGGGTCGATGGTCGGGTGGGTGCACCGGGACACCGGCTACCGCCGCTTCCGCAACGCGTACACCGAAATTCCACGGAAGAACGGCAAGAGCCTGACGGCCGCGCTGATGTCGTTGTACGTGACGTTCTTTGACGGCGAAGCCGGCGCCGAAGGCTATGTCGCCGCCACCAAACGCGACCAGGCGTTGATCGTGTTCAACGACGCCAAGCGCCTGGTCCGCGCCAGCAATCTGCGGCGGCGCATCCAGGTCCTGACCGGCAACCTCAATCGCGATCTCCTCGCCCAAAAGCTGCAGCCGCTCGGCGCTGACGAAGACTCGATGGACGGCCTCAACGCGCACTTCATCAACCTCGACGAGCTCCACGCGATGAAAACGCGCGGCATGATCGACGTCCTCGAGGGGTCGACGGGCGCGCGCCGGCAGCCGTTGGTGTTCAAGATCACCACCGCGGGCGCGAACAGCCAGTCTCCCTGCGGTCACGAACACGCCTACGCGTGCCAGATCCTGGAGGGCGTCCTCACGGACGAGACCTACTTCGCGTTCATCGCGCACGCGGACGTCGACGACGACTGGACCAGCGAGCTCGCGGCGCGCAAGGCGAACCCCAATTACGGCGTCTCGGTCAACCCCGCCGATCTCGCGGCGAAACGCGTCAAGGCACTCGGAATTCCCGCCGCCGCGGCGGCCTACCAACAGAAGCACCTGAATTGGTGGGTCCACACCGATCAGCCCTGGCTGTCGCTCGACGGGTGGCGGGCCGGCCAGACGCCCGCGCGGCCGCTCGAGGCGTTCAGCGGCCGCTGGTGCATCGTCGGCATCGATCTCGCCTCGAAACTCGACTTTCTGGCCTTGTGCGCCGTGTTTCCCCCGATCGACACCGACCCGATCTGGCGCGTGCAGCGCTGGGTGTGGACCCCGGCGGCGACGCTCGACGACCGCGCCGAGCGGGACCGGGCGCCGTATCGGCAGTGGGTCGACGACGGGCACCTGATCGCCGTCGACGGCACGCGCGTCGATCACCGCGTCGTCCGGGCGGCCCTGGCCGATCTCGCGGCGCGGGTCGACATCCGGGCGATCGGCTTCGACCCCTGGCATGCGGATCAACTCGAAGTGCAGCTCGTGACCGACGATGGGTTCGCCGCCGATCGGGTCGTCGAGGTCTCGCAAACGTTCGCCGGCATGTCGAGCGGGTGTAAGACGCTCGAGGCCGACGTCCTCGCCGGCGCGGTCGACGCCGGCGGCTGCCCGCTGATGGAATGGTGCGTATCGAACACCGTGGTGAGTCGCGACAACAAAGACAACATCTACCCGGTCAAGAAACGGAGCCGCGGCCGCATCGATCCGGTCGTCGCGATGGGCATCGCCTGGAACCTCGCGGCCCGCCAGCGCGACGAGCCACCTGTCGAGATGCCCGACCTGGTCGTCGTGTGAGCGTGGGTCGTCGATCAGGGGTGTCTTCGCGCCAATAACGCCGATCCCGTGTCGACGTAGCGCCCGCAACGCGTCGTCGAGCGGTTCGCACAGCCAGGGCGGCAACGCCTGCGCGCGGCAGGCCTGCGCGAGGCTGCCCGCGTGCGCGAGACAGCGGTGCAGGAACGGCACGAGCGCCAGCGGCAGGTCCTCGGGCGGGTCCGCGAGCAGAGGGCGCAAGATCCGTTCAGTCGCGGCGAGGTCGTAGATGTAGGACACGACTTCGCGTTCGAGATCGAGCACCGAGAGCGGCGTCATCACTGGCCGTGCCCCGTCTTCGACGCGTGACAGGACGCGCAGAGCGCCTGCAGGTTGCACCAATCCCAGAACAGGCGCGCGTCGCCGCGGTGTGGCTGGCGGTGGTCGACGTCGGTGGTCGGCCGCCCGCAGGGTACGTGCCGTCCGTAGCCGGGGCACCGCGGTTCCTGTGTCAACTTCGCCGCGCGCCAGCGGCGCCACGTCGGCGAGTGATACCAGTCGCGGACGTCCTGATTGGGCCGCTGCGACTCGCGATGCGGATCGTGCCTCGGGCAGTACCCGCGCGCGACGAGCGTTGAGCAGCCAGGCCGTAGGCAGTAGCGCATTTCACGTCACGTCCGCCGCGCCGGGGCTCGCCGCCGGCAGCATCAGGCCTGGCTGCCCTTCTGCGAGCATGCGATGCACGAGATCGAGCGCGCTGTTTTGTAATGCGACCACCGTCGGTGCGAGCACGGCCCTGGCGGCGGCCCTGGCGGCGTCCCTGGCGGCGTCGAGCATCGGCTGTGCCTCACGGCATGCCTCCGCGCTCGTCAGCGGCGTCAGACCCGCGAGC